CGCGCCAAATGATGGCGCGGGACTAAGCCCGCCCGAGCAACGATCAAAGGACTGATTAATGAGTAAGACTGAGAGCGATTCTCGGGCCGGGAAAGATGTGTCTCCCGCCCAATCCCTGAACGCGGCGATTGCCGGGTTCATGAGCGATTTCAAAGACTTTTCCCATGGCGTGAATGCCAAACTTCAAAAACAGGATGACCGGATGAACAAGCTGGACCGAAAGACAATGATGACTTCCCGCACGGCGCTGGCCCACGCGGCATCTGAGGATGCGCCACACCAGAAGGCCTTTGCTGCCTATCTGCGCTCTGGTGATGATGATGGTTTGCGTGGCCTTGAGATGGATGGCAAAGCAATGGGGACGGCAGTGGCCGCTGATGGTGGTTATCTGGTGGACCCGCAGACCGCAGATACGATCCAGAACACGCTGTCATCGACATCTTCCATCCGCTCTGTCGCGAGTGTCGTGAATGTGGATGCGACGTCTTATGACGTGCTGGTTGATCACTCGGAAATGGGTGCGGGCTGGGCGACAGAAGCGAGTGCTGTTACGGAGACGGATACGCCAAAGATCGAGCGCATTTCTATTCCGCTGCATGAATTGTCGGCCTTGCCTAAAGCATCACAGCGTCTGCTGGATGACTCTGCGTTTGACATTGAGGGTTGGCTAGCGGGTCGGATTGCGGACAAGTTTGCTCGTTCCGAGGCAATGGCATTCATCAGCGGCGACGGCGTGGACAAGCCCACAGGGATGCTGACGTACCCAACCGTTGATAACATCCTGTGGACTTGGGGCAACCTTGGCTACGTGCCAACGGAAACCGCTGGTGGGATCACCCGCGCTGATCCAATCATTGATCTGGTTTATTCGCTGGGTGCCGAGTACCGCGCCAATGCAACGTTCGTCATGAACTCCAAGACTGCCGGTCACGTCCGTAAGCTGAAGGACAATGACGGTCGTTTTGTCTGGGTGGATGGCCTTGCGATGGGTGAGCCTGCACGCTTGATGGGCTACCGCGTGCTGATTGCCGAGGACATGCCGGATATTGCCGACAATTCCATGTCGATCGCCTTTGGTGACTTCAATGCTGGCTACACCGTGGCCGAGCGTCCTGATTTGCGTGTTCTGCGTGACCCGTTCTCTGCCAAACCACATGTTCTGTTCTATGCCACCAAACGAGTTGGCGGTGCCATAAGCGATTTCGCTGCGATCAAACTGCTGAAATTCGCGGCCAGCTAAGGTTGAGCCGTGAAGTGGGTGCTGCGTCTTTCACGCGGTGCCCAACCCCGGGCGCACATCAAGACAATCCTCGCATTGTCTAGCAGTTCCCTTCCGTCCGAGCAATGCGGGGGGTGGGTGCGTCCGGGATCTTTTTCCCTTTAGGGCACACGAGTTTTCGGAGTAATTCCATGATGTTAGTCGAAGAGACCACCGTGCCTAAATCGGCGCTTCCGGTTGCTGAATTCAAAGACCATTTGCACTTAGGGTCGGGGTTTTCCGACGATGGAGTTCAAGATGCGGTACTGGAAAATTATCTGCGCGCTGCCATTGCAGCGATCGAGGCGCGCACTGGCAAGATCCTGATAGAACGCGAGTTCAGCTGGACGTTGACTGCTTGGCGTGACGACTGCCGGCAGCCGCTGCCCGTTGCTCCGGTCAATGCGGTCAGCGATGTGACGTTGCTGGATATGCAGGGCCAAGAGACCGTAATGGATACGGATTGTTGGCATCTGGAACCGGATATGCAGCGCCCGAGTTTGCAGGCGGTGGGGGCGTGTTTGCCGCGGCTTTCTACGGGTGGGTCTGTGCGGATTGGTATGCTGGCGGGTTTTGGTCCCGAGTGGGCCGATTTGCCCGCTGACTTGGCACAAGCAGTGATGCTTTTGGGTGCTCATTACTATGAGTATCGCCATGATGTTTCACGCAGCACCCCTGCAATGCCAATTGGTGTGCTTGCGTTGATTGAACGCTACCGCACGGTCCGCTTGTTCATGGGTGGCCGCGTATGACCGCGCAGCAGTTGAACCGCTCACTGGTGCTGGAAGGTCCGGTAAAGCTGGCCGATGGTGCGGGTGGGTATACCCGTGATTGGGAGCCGCTGGGTGTGCTTTGGGCAGAGGTGAAGGCCGGGTTTGGCCGTGAGAAGGCAGAGACGGCTGCGACCCTGTCACGCGTGCCGTACCGGATCACTGTTCGGGCTGCCCCCCATGGCGCGCCTTCACGTTCCGTTGCAGGGCAGCGGTTTCGCGATGGGCCACGTGTGTTCGAGATTTACGCGGTGGCTGAGAAGGGCGTGCATGCGGCCTATCTGACCTGCCATGCGCAAGAGGAGGTGGCCCCATGAGCTATGGTGTAGCGGCTGCCCTGCAGCGCGCGGTGTTTTCACAGTTGAGCGCGGATACCGCTTTGGCGGCATTGGTGGGTGCGGATATCTATGATGCCTTGCCAACGGGCGCTTTGCCCCCGCTTTACGTGGTGCTGGGGGCCGAGGATGTGCGGGATGCGTCTGACAAGACAGGCGGTGGTGCATGGCATCAGTTTACCGTGTCTGTTGTCACGCAAAGTGCTGGCTTTGCAACGGCGAAAGCGGCGGCCGCTGCGGTGAGTGATGCGTTGGTTGATGCGCCGCTGGTGCTGGACCGTGGTCAGCTTGTTTTACTGAATTTCTACAAAGCCAAAGCCGCCCGTGTTGGCACGGGCGCTGTCCGCCAGATCAACCTGATTTTTCGTGCCCGCGTCGCGGATGACACGTAACCCAATTTGCATGTGAGGAGTACGCCAGATGGCTGCACAAAATGGTAAGGACCTGTTGGTCAAAATCGATATGACCGGCGGGGGCATGTTTGAAACGGCTGCTGGGCTGCGCGCAACGCGGATCAGCTTGAATGCTGAAACGGTAGATGTGACCAGTCTGGAAAGCACTGGCGGTTGGCGCGAGTTGCTGGGCGGGGCGGGTGTGAAAACCGCTGCTGTCTCTGGTTCTGGTGTGTTTAAAGACGAGGCCACGGACGAACGTGCGCGTCAGATCTTCTTTGATGGCGAAACCCCATATTTTCAAGTGATTGTGCCAGGCTTTGGCACCCTACAAGGCCCGTTTCAGATAACCTCGATTGAATATGCAGGGTCGCATAATGGTGAGGCGACGTATGAGTTGTCGCTGGCCTCAGCTGGCGCGCTGACTTTCTTGGCGTTGATCTGATGGCGAACCCTTGGACTGGAGAAGTGGCGATTGTGATCGATGGGGTGTCCCGTGATTGCAAGCTCACGCTGGGTGCGCTTGCTGAACTGGAAGCGGCCCTTGGTGGAGGGTCTTTGGTCGACCTTATTCGTCGGTTTGAGGGGGCGGCATTTTCGGGTGCTGATGTGATGGCGGTCGTGGTTGCGGGGCTGCGCGGAGGTGGCTGGACCGGCACGGCAGCTGATCTGATCACGGCTGAAATTGCGGGTGGTCCGGTCGGTGCAGCGAAGGCTGCGGCGCTGATGTTGGCGCGCGCTTTTGCTGTGCCGGAATAGCGGATGGACTGGGCAGGTTTGATGCAAACGGGGTTGCATCAGTTGCGGTTGAACCCGCGTGATTTCTGGGCACTGACCCCGGCGGAGTTGCAGATCATGCTGGGCGCGACTGGTGCGCAGGCCCCGATGGGCCGCACGCAACTGGATGCCTTGCTGCGCGATTTCCCTGATGATGTGAAGGACAAACAAGATGGATGATTTCGACAAGATTGACGCATTGGAAAGTGATGTTGGCGCGTTGGAAACGGCGCTGGGCGATGCCTCGGCCATGACGGCCGCGTTTGAGGACCAACTGCGCTCTGTGCAGGGATCGCTGACGGACACGACGCGCGATTTGGGCAATCTGGAACGTGGTTTTAGCCAAGGGTTGCGGTCGGCCTTTGACGGGCTGGTCCTGGAGGGATTGAGCCTGACCGATGTCCTTGGCGGGCTGGCCGAAAAGATGGTGAATACCGCTTATTCAGCGGCAGTGAATCCTGTCACCAATCATTTTGGCGGAATGTTGGCGGATGGCCTGAATGGAGTGGTGTCGGGTCTGATGCCCTTTGCTGATGGCGGCTCGTTTGCCCAAGGCCGTGTGATGCCCTTTGCCAAGGGTGGCGTCGTCAGCAGCCCTACAGCTTTTCCAATGCGTGGCGGCACTGGACTGATGGGCGAGGCGGGGCCGGAGGCGATTATGCCGCTTGCCCGTGGCCCTGACGGGCGGCTTGGCGTGCGTGGTGCGGGCGGCGGGGCGTTGACCGTGAATATGAACATCTCAACCCCTGATGTGCAGGGGTTTCAGCGCAGCCGCGGACAGATCGCGGCACAGATGGCTCGTGTGCTGGGCCGCAGTGAACGTCACAGTTAGGAGCCGATATGACATTCCATGATGTGAGATTTCCTGCCTCTTTGAGCTTTGGCGCATTGGGTGGACCAGAACGCCGGACCGAGATTGTGACGCTGGCCAATGGCTTTGAGGAGCGCAATTCACCTTGGGCGCATGCCCGCCGTCGTTATGACGCAGGTATGGGGCTGCGATCGCTAGATGATGTTGAGGCGCTGATTGCTTTCTTCGAGGCCCGTCAGGGCCATCTGATCGGCTTTCGTTGGAAGGATTGGAGCGATTACCAGTCGTGCAAACCATCTTGTGCTGTCGAGGCCTCTGATCAGTTGCTTGCCTTGGGTGATGAGACGACGACAGTTTTTCAGCTGACAAAGTCTTATCGGTCGGGGGATACGGTTTACCGCCGTCCGATTTGCAAGTCTGTTCCGGGGTCCGTTCGTGTCCTGGTGGGGGGCGATTTTGTCCAGCAGGGTGTGGACTATGAGATGGACTACGACAACGGGTTGCTGACATTTTCTAGACCGCCTGATGAAGGGGCCGAAGTTCGCGCCGGCTTTGAGTTTGATGTGCCAGTGCGCTTTGACACCGATGCAATCATGACGTCTGTGTCCAGCTTTCAGGCGGGCGAAGTGCCTATTGTCCCTGTTGTCGAGGTGCGGTTATGAGTGTTGATGCGCTGTACGCCCACCTGCGGTCTGGTGTGACGCATACCTGTCACTGCTGGGTGATCAGCCGGCGCGATGGTGTCGTCTTGGGGTTCACGGACCATGACGCTAGTTTGCATTTTGATGATGTCACCTTTGCGCCGCAAAATGGACTGAGCGCACGTGCGATCGCCAGTACGACAGGCTTGTCGGTGAACAACACAGAAGCCTTTGGGGTGCTGTCCGATGATGCGATTGCTGAGGCTGATATTTTGGCCGGGCGCTATGATGGTGCCGCTGTCCAAGTCTGGTTGGTTTGCTGGGATGATGTGACAGCGCGTAAGACACTCTTTCGCGGTACATTGGGTGAAATCACACGAGGGGCCAGCGGCTTTGAGGCCGAACTACACGGGCTGACCGAGGCATTGAACCAGGTGCAGGTGCGGTCGTATCTGAAGACTTGTAGTGCTGTCTTGGGTGACCGCAGGTGTCGGTTTGACTTGGCCCATGCGTCTTACCGTTTGGATTATGTTCTTGATGCAAAACCGGATGGACAGGTTTTTGCGCTCGCTGCGGTTGAGAATTTCAATGCGGGCTGGTTTGAGAGTGGACAGCTTGAAGTTTTGAGCGGCCCTGCTGCGGGCTTGCGAGGCGCGATCAAGTCCGATGTAGGCGCGCAGGACCGCGTGCTGACGCTTTGGGCCCCTTTGAACGCGCAGTTAAGTGTTGGCGATACTATTCGGGTGACGGCGGGC